CCTCTGGTTGCGGCGCGGACACCTCCGCCCACGCCTGCAAAGTCAGAAACATGGCATCTTCGCCGTATCTCAAGCCGATTTCAGGCTCATGCGGATAAACTTCCTCCCCCATATAGCGGCTTTCGATGCTCAAGCACCGATTGCGGCTGCGCGTATCACGGTAACGACGCTCAAAAGCCCGCGCCAAGTCGTTCATAAATTCAAATTCTTGCTGATTCATAGCTTGATTAACCCTTTTTCATGCAACAAAACCAAAGTCCGCATCACACCTTCCGCAAAGGCCGTCTGAATTTCCCCTTCCGCGCAATCCGCCTTCAGCCGTCCGTCGGCCAAATCGTGACAGCGCGAACAGGCATATCCGACTGCATCGCTTCCTGTTTCATTGCCCCTCCAACTGTCTGCCGCCACTCTAATACAAGTCCTGAAAAATCAAGTGTAACTGTAAAATTTAGTAAAACATCAGGCAAAACAAAAGCAGCCCGAAGGCTGCTTGAGGTTGTCTGAAAATCAGATCGAATTAAACAAGAAGAAAGCACACCGACTTTATATCAGTTCGTTCTTAAACTTAACATCTTAACTTTTTCTTTGTTTCGGCACACAGTATTTACGCATAATCTCTACATATTCATCACTAAGCCGATAACTCTTGTTTTTTTCATCACCCAAATATTCATTGTATGAAAGAAACTCAAAATCACTTGAAAATGAACTTTTCATAAAATCACATAAAGCAGTAACTGCTGAGATAAAGCCTGCGCGGGACAATCCCCATTTACGCAATACCTCGTCATCAGCGGCAAGAATACTTATAATCATTGCTTGCTCATAAATATCAATAGTACATAACATCTCCATCCTGTTTTGAGTTTTTAAAACCCCAAGCATGGTGTACCAATCAATTGCTCCGTTCGGCATAATGAATTGTCGAGTCCTAATTAGAACAATAAATTTTTGCTCGATAAGATTAAGTGATTCTATCAAATCAATAATAGGGGAATTAGAAAACTCAACCAGCATGGTATTTACTGCCTGATCCATCCTTTCAGGTGAAGGCCGAACATCCAATGGAGCAGGCCTTCGCCTCCACGCCTGACTAATCAGAATAACAAAGATAACCACCACAGCGATAATTACCACTATCGAATCAGTCATCTACCCACCTCAAACACATTCAGCGGCGCAGGGATACGCTTGCTCATTAATTTATCTCCTTTACACAATCCAACACTCCGCCATCATACCCCAAGCCACAAAAAAAGGCAGCCTGCGCCGCCCTTTATTCCTACTCCGCCTAAGCATAGCCGCTGAACGCCTCCGTTACGTCCGCGTTGTCCCATTGTAATCCTCCATCTCCGAATCCAAGTGTAACCACCTTTCCCCCCTGCAAATCGATCCCACCGTCCGGCTGGAAATTTGGAATGCTTCCGCCAATAAGTGATACCCGACACCGGCATGCCGTAAGCGCAGAATCGCCTTTGCCTCCCGTTCCGTCAGCTTTGCCATCCCGTGATTTTCGCCCCGACACTTCATTCATCCATCCGCCCTTCCGCCAAACTCCACCCCATTGCCCGCCGCCCACGCCTGGATATACTCAATCAAACTCGCCAACCGCCGCACACCCATCCGCGCCGTACTCTCCCGCAAGTTGATGACTTCCCCCTCCAAGCCAATCGCCATTTCAGCCGTGCCGCCGGTGGCAATCCGATGCCCCGACACAAAAACCATCTTCCACTGCTCGATATTCAGCTTCTGCCCGTTGAAGGTCTTTTGCTTGGCAATATCCCCCAGCATCGCGTGCAACTTGGCATTCTGCTCATCTGTGCGGGTTTTCTCCCGTACTTCCACGACTGCCTTGTCATGCACTTGAAGCAGCGTTCCCGCCATCTCATACGCCAGCCGCATCACATCGCGCTTATTATCCCGCGTAACAAAACGCTTAAACTTCTGCATCATTCAACCTCCCTCGCTTTTTTCCGATACGTTGCCGCCAGTTCGCGCAAATCCTGCTTACCGTAATGCTTCTCCGACTGGTCGGCCTCGATGCGCTCCACTTCGGCCAGCCCGACACGCCCAATCAAACCTTGGCGATACGCCACCACATTGCCCGACAAATGGCAATTACAGTGTTTGCATTGTCCGTGCACATTACCCTCGTCAAAGCGCAAATGCGGCGAACTGCCCACACTGCGGTAATGCCCCGCGTCGTAGCTGTTCGGCTCGCCGCCCAACGGCTTGCCGCAACTGATGCAAGGCATCCCCCTATCCCGCAATCGAATGTAACGGTTAAACGCCGCCTGCGCCTTTTTCGTTAGTTCCGGTATCGTTTCCAACTTGTGCCGCATCGCCGCCGTCTTCGCCCGCTCCTTGCGCTTGGCTTCCTGCTCCGATTTGATGGCCGCCTTGCGCTTCTGATCGCGCTGATACCTCACCCCGCAGGCCAGGGAGCAGACAAACTGCAACGGCCTCTGTTTTTCAAACACCGTGCCGCATACTTTGCATTTACGCTTAGCCATTCCGCCTCCCCCGCACCTCTTCCGCCGCAATCACAACCAATCCCAACACCAGCCCGACAACCGCCGCGCCCGTCAGCCAAATCAAACCAACTATTCCCGTCATTCCGAACCCTCTTCCATCCTGCCCGCCTCCGTACAAAGCACATCCATCACAAACTCCGTTACATCGTCGTGCATCGAACGGCTACCGAATCCCGGCATCAATTTAAGGTTGTAGTAATGCCGCCCGTTGCGACTGATGACGGCCACCGGATGCCCCTTGCGGCGGCAGATTTGCCATACAAATTCGCCGTAACTGTTCACCGTGCGCAAATTATTAAACTTGTGATACATCATTTTTTCCTCTCAAACCATTCAATCCGTTTTGCCACCGCCTCTTCGGAGGCCGTCTGAAACTTTCCGCTCTCGCATACCGTGCGCCTGTTCAGGTACCGCCACTTATCCACCGTCGGACAGGTCAGATGGCCTTTGAACCCCTTAGCCGCCGCATCGCGGAAATCGGCATGAACGCAGTGCAGGCAGGTTTCAGTATTCATAATCCGCAAACCTCTGATGATGGCCTTCCCATTTCAAATCCAATACGCCGCGCTCGCCATCCCGGTTCTTCGCAATAATCAATTCCGCCGTCTCCTGCGGCGCGTCCGAATCGTAGTAGCCCTCACGGTACGGCATCAGCACAAGGTTCGCGTTCTGCTCGATGCCGCCGCTGCCGCGCAAATCGGCCAGGCTCGGACGTTTGTCTGCCTGCTTTTCCGTCGCACGGTTCAACTGGGCGACCAGAACGACGTGAATCTGAAGTTCCATCGCCAGCCGTTTCAGCCGTGCCGTAATATCGTCAAGCTCGGCCACCTCGTTTACACCCTTGCGCGGCATCAGGTGCAGGTGGTCTACGAACAGCGCGTCCAGCCCCGATTGACGCTTCTCCACTCGGCAACGTGCCGCCAGCGTATCAATACCCGCCATCTCCGTATCGATGGCGAATTTCCAGTTTTGCGATTTGCTCAGGTACAGCGTAAAGTTGTCCCGCTCCATCTGCGTCATGCGGAATTTTTTCAGACGGCCATAGTCAATCCCGTATTCCGCCGCCGCGCCGCGTTGAACCAACTCCACCGCCGACATTTCGTAGCTTTGGAAGCGCACGGACAGCCCGCTTTTTGCAAAATGACGTGCAATGTTTTCCGCCAGTACAGACTTACCCATTCCCGGACGCGCCCCGATAACCGTCAGATTGCCGCGCTGAAGCCCGCCTGTTGCCTCGTCCAGCCCGTTCAGGCCGGTGGAGAAGTGGAAGAAACCGTGGCATGGATGCGCCGAATGAATGCCGTAGAGGCCGAAGCCGCTGCCCGCGATGCAAAAGCCGCCAAAGAATTTGAGGAAGCCGACAGGAGTGATTGGCATCCGCCGTATGAGTCAACTGGAGATAAATAATGTTTGCCGTATTTGGGAAAAGCTTAAAACGAGAATATGAAAAATCTTTCAGCCGTTTTGGCGTAAAGATTAATGACGAACATAAAACATTCGAAAAAAACAAAGGTTGCTATCAAATCTCGCCCGATTTTGCAACGGAAAGTACAGCAATGCAATTTATAGAGCTTTGCAAAGGCAAAGAAGAAACAATAAGACCTGTCTATATTGCAAAACTCGGCGAGTACAGCATCAAGGGCAAGATTGCGATTGATAATAAAACAGGTCAGAAGAAACTTAAATATCACAAGTACAAGGCTGTGGAGTAAGCCATGCCGCGAATCATTACCTGCCCCGCCTGCAAAAAGGCAAAGCCGGAAAGCGATTTCAATCTACAGAAAAACGGCTTCCGGCAAAAACGATGCCAAACATGCGCGGAGCGGCAGTCAAGGTACTACTACAAACGGCAGGCGGAGAAATACCTCACCCCAAGCGAAGTAAACAAATTTCCGCCCATGCCCGAAATTTTAAAACCCGCCTACTGGCACAAATACCCATGACCGTTTCAGACGGCCTGAAAAAAGGAAACCGAAATGAGCAACACGCAATTAACCCCATCGCAGAAATCACGCCAAATTAAAGACTTTTTCGACAAGCCCGCCGTACAGGCCAAAATGCGCGAACTTGTGGACAAAAACGCCGCCAGCTTCGGCACATCCATCATGCAGATCGTAAACAGCAACGTCATGTTGCTGGATGCCGAACCGATGAGCATCTTCAACGCCGCCTGCATGGCCGCCACCCTGAACCTGCCCGTCAATAACAATTTGGGTTTTGCCTACATCGTCCCCTACCGCAACAAAGGGCGCGTGGAAGCACAGTTCCAGCTTGGCTACAAAGGCTTCATCCAGCTTGCCCAGCGCAGCGGCCAATTCGAGCGGCTGGTATCCCTGCCCGTCTACGAAGACCAACTGATAGAGGAAGACCCCATCAACGGCTTCAAATTCGACTGGAAACAAAAACCTGCCGCCAACGAACAGCCCGTCGGCTATTACGCCTATTTCAAACTCATTAACGGCTTTACCGCCGAACTGTACATGACGCACGAACAGGTAGCGGCACACGCAGGCAGATACAGCCAATCCTTCAAAAAAGGCTACGGCGTATGGGCGGACAACTTCGAGGCAATGGCACTTAAAACCGTTACCAAGCTGTTGCTGTCCAAGCAAGCCCCGCTGTCAATTGATATGCAAAAGGCCGTTTTATCCGACCAAAGCGTGATTAAAGACGTAACCGCCGAGCAGTTCGACTACATCGACAACCAACCGTCCGACCCTGTGATGCTGCTGCCCGTAGACGATACCCTGTTTGCCACCTTGAAAGAAAACATCAGCACCGGAGAAATCAGCGTGGAGAGCGTGCTGAACGGCAACTACGACCTAACCCCCGAACAGAGAGCAGAGATTGAGAGCTTGTGATGCTGATCCGCTGCTCCGCCATCCACAAAATCATCGGCCTGCCGCGCAGCAAAAACGACAGGCTGACCCAGACCGCCAAAAGCCACCTTATCGAGCAGGCCAAGCAGGAGCTATTCGGCGTAGCCGCCTTTGACGGTGCCAAGTACACCGAAAAGGGCAACGCATTAGAGCCGTTCGCCATACAAGGCAGCGGCATGATACGCGGCAGGCAGTACACCAAAAACACCGAGCGGCGCGAAAACCCGTGGATTAGCGGCGAATGCGACATACACGACCCGAAGCACCGCCTGATTATCGACACCAAATGCAGCTGGGAGATTAAGACCCACCCGTTCTTCCGCGAAGAAGCCGAACGCAAAGTCAAAGAAGCAGGCTACGACTGGCAAATGCAGGGCTATATGTGGCTGTTCGACTGCGAGCAGGCCGAGATTGATTTTTGGCTGTTCCCCTGCCCGGAAGACCTAATCGGCCAATACGGCGACCCCGAAAAACTGATTGACGCCATCGAGCGCATCCCGCTGCACAAGCGCGTAACCACCGTTACCGTCAAGCGAGACCACGAAGCCATCGAACGCATTCAAGAGCGGGTAGCTGCTTGTCAAGAATACTATCAACAACTTATGCAGGAGCAAAAATGAGCCTAAACAAAGCCATCCTAATCGGCCGCTTGGGCCGCGACCCCGAATAAGAGGAAAGATTATGCAAGAAACAAAAGAATGCAGATGCTGTGGTAGGGAGTTTTTTAAAAGGAAAAGAGACTCTCAAAAACAATGGGAAGAAAGAAATTTTTGCAGTATCAGTTGTAAAAATAAATCCGTAGAGCCAACACCAATTCACATTAGATTTTGGAATTTTGTTGATAAAAAACGTGATAATGATTGTTGGCTTTGGCTTGGGAGTAAGGATGAGAACGGTTATGGACGTTTAGCTACACAGCAGGGTGAATCAGCAATTAAGGCGCACCGTTTATCTTATGAACTTAGGAATGGAGCTATTCCTAAAGGAATGTTTGTATGTCATAAATGCGATAACCCTTCCTGTGTAAATCCATCTCATCTTTTTATTGGTACTCAAAAAGACAATATGCAGGATTGTTCTATGAAAAACAGAATTAATCCTAAATCATTTAAAAATTTAATAGCAGGAAAGCGCGGCTATCTAGGTGCTGCAATTGAAAGGAATAAAGTATGAGCTTAAATAAAGTCATCCTAATTGGTAGGCTTGGGCAAGAACCAACTATACGCTACATGCCCAACGGCGAGGCCGTCTGCAACTTCTCCATCGCCACCAGCGAAAGCTGGAAAGACCAGCACGGGCAAAAACAAGAACGCACAGAATGGCACAACATCACCCTCTACCGCCGCATGGCCGAAGTAGCCGGGCAATACCTGAAAAAAGGCAGCCAGGTTTACA